ACTCGAAGAAGAAGAAGGACGACGACGAGTAGCCGCTCCCCTTCGAGCGCGTCCACGCCTCCGGCCATAGGCCCACGCCGCCGAGATGTACGCCACGCCCGCCGACGTGCTGCGCCGCCAGAGCGCCTACGACCTGGTGCAGCTCACCAACGACCGCGACGAGGAGGTCCCGCTGGGTCTCTTTCGCGCGGTCGTGGAGGGGGCGGACGTGAGCGGCGCGCCGACCGAGCAGGTCGAGGCGGCCGAGGCGTGCGTCCTTGCCATCGAGGAAGCCATCGAGGACGCGGAGAGCGAGGTGGATTCCTACCTGGCCACCGGCGGCTACGATACGCCCTTCGAGGCGAGCGAGACGCCGCGCGTGCTCGAAAAGCACACCTCGGCGCTCGCCTACTACGAGCTGCACGAGACGCCCACCGAGCACCTGCGGGCGGAGCGCGAGGACGCGATCTCTTGGTTGAAGCGCGTGGCGAATGGCCGCGTCTCTCTGGGGCCGACCGAGAGCGGCGACGACAGCCCCGTGCCCAGCGGCGGCGTCGCGCACAGCGGTTCTGATCCGGTCTTTAGCGGGAGGCGCGCCTCGACGCCCGGCGGCCCGACCTTCTTTCAGCGCCCGCGCTCGGTCGTGGGCGCATAGCACACGCCTTTTCCCACTGGAATGTCTGTCTTCGTAAACGTCGGCATCGACGGGAAAGAGACCGCCGCGCAGGCGGCCGAGGAAATCCGTGCGCGCACGAGCGACGCGAAGCCGCTCCTGAAGAACATCGGGGAGCACATGCTCCTCTCGGTGGACGACCACTTTAAAAATGAGGAGGGGCCGAGCGGCGAGGCGTGGGAGCCGCTCGCGCCGGCCACGCTCAAAGCGAAGGAGCGCGACGACATTTTGCAGGAACGGGGGCGGCCGTCGGGCCTGCGCGGCTCGATCACGTACGAGGTGCTCCCGTCGGGGGTGCGTATCGGGACGCCGAAGGTCTACGGGCGCGTCCACCAGCTGGGCATCGGCGAGCGCTCTTCGGTCAAGACGCAGCAGCGGATGCCGGCGATCCCGGCGCGGCCGTTTCTGGGGGTGTCCTCCGAAGACCTCGAGGCCATCGAGGGGATGATTACGCGTTTCCTTTCAGAAGACAAAGCGTAGTCCCATGGAGCTGTCACAAGTGGTCGACCGGGACGCGCTGCAAGACGCCGCCCTCGCGCTGGCGAAGGAAGACGACGTGCTGGCGGGCCTGCAGCTGGAGGTCTTTCCCGAGGACGCGGAAGACTACGTCGAGAACCACTTCAAGAGCAAAAAAGGCGCGGTCGTCTCCAGCTACGCCGGCAGCCGGAAGACGAAGGGCGGGGAGCACCTTTCCGAAAAAGAGTTCGTGCTCGACTGGCAGGTCCTCGCGCGCTACCGTACCGGGGCGCGCGGGGCGCTGCGGTACATCCGCCACGTCGAGGCGGCGCTCGAAGGGGCGCGGCTGAAGGTCAAGGGCGACATGGGCGGCGCGCCCTGGGGCTTCGACGTGAGCGTGTCGAGCGACCAGTTTACGGGCGAGCACAAGGGCGTCTGGATGTACACCGTGAAGGTGCGCTGCCAGAAGGTCTGACCCCCCTCCACTTACATGCGACTTTTCCTGCGTTACGACTCCGCTTTTTCGATGGCTACCACGCTCGAAGGCGCTCCCAGCTACACGATCACCGTGCCCGACGTGGGCCGCGTCACCTACCGCCGGGGCGAGGAGCTGCCGGCGGGGCACATCGCGCACGTGCCCGACGACGACCGGGGCCTCTTCGACATCTCCGGCGGCCCCGGTCCGAAGACGGACGCCGACTCGAAGAAGACGCCCTCGAAGAAGTCGTCCTCGAAATCATCCTCTTCGACGAGCAAGAGCAGCTCGAAAAGTAGCAGCTCGAAGAAGGGCGACGCTGACTGAATCCCGTTCGACGCCGCGGCCCTGACCATCCCACCTTAGCGCCGCCGTAAGGCGGCTTTTACACTCGCTTTTTCTCTCCCCTACAGCCCTTTCCTGCGATGCCTACAGTAGACAAGCGCAACACCGTCGAGCACCTCCACACCGGCGGCTCCGACGTCGGCCTTGCCGTGAAGCTGACCGCGGAGGAAGCCGCTCAGATTTACGGAGACTCGGCCTCGGCCGGGTGGTACGTCTTCGGCACCTTCGAGGGCGGGACCATCGCCTACGAGGTCGACTCCGAAGAGGACAAGGACGAGGCCGGCCAGATGACGGGCAAGACGATCGTCTCCAGCAAGGAGTTTATGCTCTCGAACACGATCAAGGAGTCCGACGACGCCACGCAGGACCTCATCGACGACATCCTCGTCAAGTCGTTTCACGACTACCGTTACGCCCTCCCGGTCGGCATGAAGGAGGTGGATGACGGGTCGGGGGGGACGACCACGAAAAAGGCGCATCAAGTCTACGGCGTGCACGATGGCAAAATCGCGCCCGGCTTCGAGATCAGCACCTCCGAAGGGGAAAAGCGGAGCCGTGAAATCGAGCTGCGCTCGACGAAGCAGGGCGACACGCCGGCGTTCGTTCGCAAGACCGTCGACCTCGATGACCAGACGACGTGGCCGGCGGCGTTGGACCGGTTCAAGGACTGATAGCCCTGACGCGCGGCGCTGACCTGCTGGGCTTCTCGCATGACCATGAGCAATGAGCGAGGACGCAACCGTTCCTGCCGAACCGGCCGAGGCCACGCTCGGGCGTGTGTCGCGCTTCGTGGAGCTGCTCGTCGACGTCGGCCTCGCCGACGCGTTCGACGAGGCGCGCCGGCGCGCGCTCCGGGCCGAGGCGCAGCCCGCCGACGACGAGGAGACCGAAGGCAAGCAGCCCTCTACGATCACCGAGCAGGCCGCTGCTGGGGGCGCGGACGAGGAGGTCGCCCCGGAAGACCTGACCGTGCGGCTGGACATGGGGCGCTTCCTTCGGGCCATCGGCAAGGAGGGGCAGCTCGCGCGGCTCGGGGCCATCCTGTTCGACGTGGCGGAGGAGGAGGCGGAGAAGATTTCCTTCGACGATCTTGAGGACGCTTTTTTTTTGTACTCGGTCAGGTGCGAGCAGCTCACCGAGATGCTCGCCGGCTCCGCCGTCGCATTGGCGTGACGCGGCAGCCGGAGGAGGAGGAGGGTACGGGCAGCGACTCTGGGGTGCGGCGTGACCTCGGGGAGCTGGCGCTCTTCTTGGCGGAGGGAGACGTGACCGCCTCGGCGCAGGAGGCGATGCAGACGCCCTACCGCGAGGCCCTGGAGATGACCGCGCGCCTCTCGAAGCGCAACGCCGACAAAAAACGCGAGATGGAGCGGCGCATGAACAGCCGCCGCTGACGAATTCGTTCTCACCCTCTTTCCCCCCACCGCACCGTGGCTGAGAACCTCCAGTCCAGCTTCGACATTCAGGTCGGGTTCCAGACCGGGCAGGCGGCGAAGTCGCTGTTCCGCGACCTCGAGCGGGAGGAGAAGCGCTACCAGAAGCGCACCGAGCAGCGGGAGAAGCGCCAGCTTTCGCGCTCGGAGCGGCGGCAGCTGAAGGTCAAGAAGAAGATCGAGAAGCGCCGCCGCAAGCTGGCGGTCGATTCGGTCCAGGACGAGACGAAGCGCCGGGTCAAGCAGATCAACAAGCGGTACGAGCTGGAGCGCAAGCACATCAAGCAGCTCCTGAAGGCGCGCCGCCGCGCCAACGAGATCACCGTGCAGGAGTACCGCGACCAGCTCGACACCCTCGACCGGCGCCTGCGGTCTATGCGCGACCGCAAAGTCGCCGACGCGCGGGGGCAAGGCGTCGCCGGGCAGGCGGGCGTCGCTGCAGCGGGGGCCGCCGGCGCGCGGGGCGGGGGGCTGCTCAGTCGGTTTTCTGGGGCCTTGGATGACGTCGGGTTGGCCGGCGCAACCGCCGCCTCCGGCGGGATTGCCGCAGCCGGCATCGCGGCGTACAAGGCCGGCCAGCAGATGCTGAAGGCGGGGAGGCAGGCCATCACGTTCGAAGAGCAACTCGCCGCCGTCCAGAAGACGACCGGGCTGGCCGACGAGGAGCTGTCCCGCCTCGGCGACGAGTTGCTCGCGATCTCCTCGCGGACGGGCGTGGCCGCGGCCCAGCTGGCCGCGATGGCCGAGACGGCGGGGCAGGCCGGCGTGGAGGGCGTCGACCGCATTGCGGCGCTGAGCGAGACGGTCGCGAAGCTGACCTCCGTTTCCGAGATGAGCGCGCAGGAGTCCTCGGAGGCCATTGCCAAGATCAGCGAGGCGTTCGGACTGCCGATCACGAAGGCCGAGGCGCTCGGGTCGGTCATCAACGAGTTGAGTAACACGACCGCCTCGAAGAGCGGCGACATCGTGCAGGGGTTGCGCCGGGTGGGGACGGCCGCCTCGCGCCTCGGCGTGACGGCCTCCGAAGTGGCGGGCTTGCAAGCCACGCTCGTCGAGAGCGGCATCAAGGCGGAGACGGCGGGTACCACGCTTCGCAACGTCTTCGGGCGCCTGGAGACGCGCGCGAAGAAGCTGGCGGAGGTCACCGACCTGACAGGGCAGGAGTTCTCGGAGCTCGTGCAGGAGGACGCGCTCGAAGCGCTGCGCACGTACTTGGCGGCCCTAAACGAGGTGCCGAGTCAGCTGGCGGCGATCAACGTCAAGGACGTCTTCGGCGACCAGAACCGGCTCTCGGTCCTGTCGATGGCCGAGAGCATCGACCGGATGAACGAAAACATGGACGTCTCGCAGACGGCGTTCGCTGAAAGCATGTCGCTGCAGAGCGAGTTCGCCGCCTCGCTCGACTCGGTGAAGAAGCAGTTCAACCTTTTGACGGCGAAGGTGGCCGCGCTGGGCACGAAGCTCGGTCAGACCTTCCTGCCGGCGCTCGAATCGACGCTTCGCGGCCTCAACGCGCTCTCCGGATCGGTGGAGGAGACGGCCGGCGAGGTCGAGAGCCTGCGGGGGGAGATGCAGACGCTCGACGAGACGGACCAGCTCCTGGATCGGTACAACCAGCTGGTCGAGGACGGCAAGACGGAGACGGACGAGTTTCGGAAGGTCGTCGACACGCTGAATAGCCGAGTGCCCGGCTACATCGCCCAGTACGACGATGCGGGTAACGCCGTGAAGCTCTACGCCGGGCAGATGCGCAAGGCGCTCGATGCGCAGCGCAAGCTGAAGCGCGTCCAGTTGGACGAGCAGCTCGCCGAGATGGGCGCGGCGTTTACGGATGCGACCGAGGACATTGCGGAAAGCGAAGATGCGATCGACGCGGCCGAGTCGCGTTTGAATAACCTGACCGAAAAGATCGAGCAGGCCCGCCGCGCCGCGCGCGAGGCCGAAGCGAAGGGCAACGATACGCAGGCGGAGGCCATCCGCAGGACGATTCCCGGACTGAAGCAACGGCGTAAGGAGGAGCAGGCCGAGCGTCGCGAGCGTCTGCGTGAGGAGCGCGAGGAGCTGGAAAAGCTTCAGGAGCCACTCAACGCGGCGGTGGACAGTATCGCTGAGCTGTACGGCCTCTACGACCGCGGCTCGGACCTCGATGCGTTGCGCGAGGCGCTGGGGCCGCAGATGCGCGAGGAGCTGGAACTGACGTCCGATCAGTTCGACCGTCTCTTTCGCCGCGTGGCCGCGCGCCGCCAAGAGATACTCGCCGCCCGGCCGGAGACGCCCGACGAGGAGACCGACGAGGAGACCGACGAGGAGACCGACGACGCCGACGACACCGACCCGGACGGCCCCGACCTGGAGGCCGGGCGCAAGGAGCTGGCGAAGCTCCGCGGGCGCGTGCGGAAAGAACAGTCCAAGCAGGAGGGGCTACCCTACCAGAAGGAACTGGACGCGCTCGCGGCGCTCGGCGAGCGTTACCCGCAGCTTGCCGAAGAGATCGGCCAGGTCGCGCAGCAGTACCATGCGCTGGCCGCGGCCGCGCGCGAGAAGGAGCAGGCCGAGCAAAAGGCGAAGGCCGACGAGCAGGTCGCCGACGCCGAGAAGGAGACAGCCAAGCAGCAGCGCCGCATCGAGGGGCTGCGCGAAGAGGCGCGCGTGCGCCGCGAGTTGGCCGGCATCGAGGACCCGCTGGAGCGCCGCCGCCGCGAGGCGCAGCGCACGTACGAGCAGCAGGTCGAAGCCGCCCGCGAGGCCTACGAGCGCGAGAAACGCCTCATCGAGAAGCAGGTCGACAACGAGCGCGTGAAGGCCGCGCGCATCGAGGCGATCAAGAAGGAGCGTGACGCGGAACTCCTCGCCGCCGAGCAGGAGCGCGTCCAGGCGATGGATGACATCCGCGAGGAGGCCACCGACCGGCAGCAGGAGCGCCTCGACCGTCTGGTGGACCACGCGACGCGCCTGACCGACGCGCTCGTCGACAACGCGTTTGCGGCGTTCGAGCAGAAGCAGGCGCTTTCGGATGCCGAGGTCGAGCTGCGCCGGATGCAATTCGAGGAGGAGAAGAAGGCCCTCCGGGAGAGCCTGCAAGAGCAAGAGATCAGCCGGCGGGAGTACGACCTGCGCATGAAGAAGCTCAGCAGCGACCGCGCGGAGTTCGAGAAGGAGGTCGAGCGCGGCCGCGCCTCCTTCCTCAAAAAGAGCGCGAAGAGCGTGCGCGACAAAAAGAGCGCGAAGAGCGTGCGCGACGTGGCCATCGGTGCGGTGAAGGAGCAGGTGAAAACGATCATTGCCGAAAAGCTGTCGGAGCTTTCGATCTTCGAGGCCTCCGAAGCCACGAAAACGGCGACCCAGACGTCGGGGGCGGCGACGCGCGCCGGCGCGGAGGCGGCGTCCTCGGCGAAGGCCGCGGCGGCGAAGCAGGGCGAGACGGCGGCGCACACGAGCGCGGAGGGGGCGAAGACCGCGTCGACGCTATCGGGGGTCGCCACGCGCATAGCAGCGCTGGGCAGCGAAATCGGCACGACGCTGGCCAGTGCCGGGGCGTCGATCATTAGCGCGGTCGCCAAGGCCATCGAGTGGCTGGCCTCGAAGGTGGGTCCGTTTGCGCTGGCGGCCATTCCGGCGGTGGCTGCCGGGGCGTACGCCGCCTTTGAAGGAGCAAAGTCGCTTTTTGGCTTCCAGTCAGGGGGCTACACAGGAGAGGGAAGAGAAGACGAACCGGCCGGTGTGGTACATGGGGGAGAGGTGGTCATGGAAGCGCCCATCGTGGAGGGCCAAGAGCGCGAGTGGATGACGATGCGCGGGATGGCGCAGCAGGGCGTGCCGGTGAGCCACTTCCTCGAAGCGGGCGGGGCGCCGGGGTACGCCGGCGGCGGCGGCGTTTCTCTGCGGGAAGTGGGGACGGTGGTGCGCAAGCCGAGCCCTCGCGCGGGCGGGGAAAGGAAGAGAGAACAGCAGGCCGGCGCCAGCGCGGA